GCGGTACCAGAAAGGGGGACGGGGTTCGTATCTGGGGGGGGGGGCTCGATCAATCCAGCCGCAACCGCCATGTCCACCTGCGACAGCCCGAGGGCTTCGGCAAGAACCGGGACGATCTCTCTGGGCCACTTCCGTGCGCCCGTCTCAATCTGGCTGATGTGTGCCGAGGACGTAGATACGCGGTCGGCAAGCTCGGCCTGAGTCCACCCCAAGCGCAGTCGCGTCTCCCTGATCAGCGTGCCCAAACCAATCGGTCCCATACCCCGATCATCCATTGTCAGCCGACGGTTGACAACTACGTGGGGAGTTGATACTATCTGCGTAGACAGTTCACACGTAGACAGTCCACACGGAGATGCCCATGACGGATGCACAACAGCAGGCGACGGAAAAGCGTGTCGCGGTGAGGGTTGAGCCATCGCTGTACTCCGAACTTCAGAAGGTGGCGGACCGCAAGTACGAGGGCAAATGGGCGATGGCGGCGCGGGCAGCCTTCCGGTTGCTCATCGAACGCGAGGCGGAAGAGGAAAGGACGGCGGCGTGATGGTCAGGGAGATTCGACTCACGAAAGGCAAGGTTGCCTTGGTTGATGACGAGGATTTCGACGCCATCGCTGAACACAAGTGGTGTGCAGTCGAGAAGTTTCGTGGCTGTTGGTACGCAGTCCGAGGCATATCCACTCCCCATGGCGTTCGGCACATCTACATGCATCGGGTGATCGCCAATCCTCCGAAGGGCATGGTCACCGACCACATCAACGGCGACGGACTGGACAACCGCAGATCGAACATCCGAATCGCGACGAAGCAACAGAACTCGCAGAACGTTGCCCCTGGACGGAACAACCGGAGCGGATTTAGAGGCGTTTCCGTCACTCGGCGGGGGCACATCATGGCGAATTGCCAAGGCGTTTACCTCGGTTCGTTCAAAACGGTCGAGGACGCAGCGCGGCGATACGACGAAGAGGCGCTGATTCGGTACGGCGAATTCGCACGTCTCAACTTCCCAGAAGAAAGGACGGCGGCGTGAACGAACTCGAACGGATCGTGGCCCGGTTCACCGCGCTCGCGATCATCCGCCGGCTGGCGGACCGCGCGGCGATGCAGGAGGCGGCGTGATGCGTGGGTCTGTTGACGTGAGCGAACACACGATGGCGTTTGTCATTGAGGTCAAGCGCCGCAAAGACGGCCTTTCCCGTATCGAACTGACGACGTTTGGTGAGTTCGAGGACGCACCCGGGGGTGGTTCGCTCACGGTCGGATACCTGACTGACGAAGAACGCATACGACTCGCCTCCGCTTTGTTGCATGGACTGAATCAAGACGGTCCCAAGTGGGAAGCAATTGCCGAGCGAAGCCTGTTGCGGCGAATCAAGCGCAGCATGGCAACCACATGAACGATCCACTTGATGACGGTTGGTGGCCACCGCTGAGTGGCGAGCGGGATGAGTGTGGTGAGGTGACGGAATGAGCAGGCACGCGGAATTGGTGGCGCACAGCGTTCTCGTCACGGGCGTGGCGTGGGGCGCTCCGGAAGGTGAAGGGTTCCGTGACGTCCGCTCCGACATGCTGCACGCCGTCGCTGAGGACATGACCGGGATCAGCCGGAACGAAGCGCGGCTGACCAGCCTCTACTCCCGGGGCGAATTGCTTCCGGCGCAGGTTGACGCCGCCGATGTGTACCGGATGGCGGTCAACCGGATCGAGCGCGAACTGCCTTCCGATCCCGCCCGCTTCCTTCGTTACTGCTGGGCCATCGCTGAGGGCCGCAAGTCGCACGCCGAGGCCGTCGCGCTGGTGGCCGACATGACCACGCTGGCGGCGGACTAACGTGGACATCTTCGAGGTCGCCCGCGCCATGGCGGGCAACGAACGCGCACGGCTGGCGGGCGGGATCGACGCGGACATGCTCGGGCGGTATCCCCGCCAGTGCTGGCAGACCGTCAAGATGCCGCCCCGATCCCGAACGGCAGTCACCCCGCGGAGGAAGCGCATGGATTGGGGAACACTGATCGCTGGCGTCTTCATCGGCACAATGTTCGGCTTCTTCATCGCTGCACTGCTCGCCGCGGCGGGCCGTGATTCCGAATGACCTCCCACCTTGCTCGCTGCAACGAGCCGCACTCCGGCCGGCCTGCGGTTCCAGTGAGCGCCATTCCGGCTGTCCCCTGCGGACAGCCCGAACGACAGCATGCGTACCGATCACGGAAGGACGGTGCAAATCTCAACCCACTTCACGACTCGACGCCTGGTAACCGCATGGTCGGTGGGGCGGGCCGTGGCTCGCCTCACCACGGAGCCCACGGTAGCAAGCGCCGGGGGACGGCGTTGCGAACTAGTTCGCAGAAAGGATGACGTGATGGCAACTCCACACAGTTACACCAGACGGGCGCATGACATGGCCGTCGCACACGTCCACCTCGTTGAGCAGGTGGTTGAGGACGGCAAGCTGGACGATCGGGAAATCCCGCTGTTGCTGTCCAGCGCGCTCGGCCTGAGCAAGTTCACGAACGCGGCGCACTGCACTGCGGCGGTGGCGCGGGCGGTTGACCGGGTGACGAACACCCGGACGATGCGCGAACTGTTGCTGATGGCGGAACAGGCAATCGACGAGCTGCCGGAATCGGCGTAGCGCACGGCTCCGCGCCCGTGGGGGACACGGACGGGAGCCACTGACGTGAAGGACGAAAGGAGTATCGCACATGGCGCCATACACCTTGCACCCGCTGGACCGCTGGCTCCAGGACGAGCCGGAGGACCTGACCGACGAAGAGTGGGACGCGGCAGAGGACGCCGAGGATGCGTACTGGGACCACGTGTTTGAAGCGAGCCGGGGGAACTGATGGGCGCAATGAGCGTGACACCCAAGCAAGTCAAGGACGTTGCGAACAAGTGGTTCGCGAACAAGCGCCCAACGCTCGCGGGCAGAGGGGAGTCAGTTGATGACTACCCTGACGAGCACTGGGTCAATGACGCGAGGGCCGTTTTGAATGCTGCCGCTGCGATCGGATGGACTCCGCCGCCCGAACCGGAGCCGGTGTATCCGATCAGGTTGACGTTGGAACAGAAGCACATCCTGGCGCAGACGGTCAGTCAACGCATGGCGGTTGACGAGTTCGAGAGTCGCGTTCTGGACGAGTTGAGCGATCTGATCGCCAACGCCACGCCGGAGGAACTGTGATGAAACGGATCAGTAGCCGGGACTGGGCGCTAGACCGGATGAACGGGCGGCGACCGTGGGAGCGGTGGGACCTCAGCGAAGACGGCTGGGCGTACGCGATCGCTCAGGCGGTGGCAATCATCTGCACGGGCGTTGTCCTGCTCGTGTTGCTGGGAGCGTGACGATGGCGATGACGGACGAGGAACGACGCATCGAGGCGCTGGCGAAAGCGCGCGTCAAGGGCGTGGACAAGCAGGACTGGATCGCTACGACTAATGCCAACAGGTCGTGGCACATCAGAGCCGCAAGCGAGCAACTTGCCGCGCTGCGAGCGTTGGGCGGTGACGTGACGATGCCGCCCGCGCCGGAGCCGACGTACACGATCCGGCTGACGGATAAGCAACTGCGCGGCTACCTGGAACTGGCTGAGTACGGGTACGGCACGGACCCGCTCGTCGTCTTGTTGCACGGCGCGTTGGCAAACCCCGACCCGGAGCCGGGCGCGTGAGCGTCGTGTGGCGGGAGGACCCGCTGCTCGGCAACACCGTTGATGGCGTGTGCCCCGCTGGCTCTGACGAGGCGTGGGCGGCGGTGTTGCGGGTCCGGCGCATGCTGTTTGGCGGCGACGTGACGACGGAGCCGATCATCGTCAACCGGGGGCCGAATGAAGTAAAGAAGGTCGAATGCCTGTACTGCCTTCGATACTTCCTTCGCACCGCGCCGGGGCAGATCTGGTGCGCGACGTGCGACAAGCAGATTCAGGCGAACAAGGCGCGGGCGTGGAACCAGGCGCGCCGAACACGGGCGAACCAAGTGGAAGGCCGTCGTCTTGAACGGATCGCAGGAAAGCGGGCATGAGTGACGGCGAGTGGATGCTGTTGGCGCCGGAGGTCCGTTGGGTGCGGCATCCGCAACTAACGTTGACGAGCACGCACGCCTCACTGAACGTGGCGGCGTTGCGGATGATCAACATGGACACCGGCGGTCAACTGGAGTTGGCGGTGCGCAGCGACGGAACCGTGAGCATCCGGCCAGCGCGTCCAGGCGTGTCGCCAACGGTCACCATGACGCCGCACGGCAAGTTCGGGGCGCTGGCCGCGTGGGCCAGGGCGCACGGGTATGAGCCGGGGAAGTACCGGCTCGACGATCGGGACGGCGCACTGTACTGCCGTCTCCGGAAAATGGGCGTAAGCACCCCATCGTGAGGGTGCGCTAGTATGACCAGATGAGGAGGTGATGCCTGACCCGAACCCCGTGAAACATTGACGGCTTGGCACAGACGGTACGACACCACACGGAGGCCACACGTGAAGATCAAGAGCGCAACGACCAGCGATCAGGACTACATCGTTCCCGATGACGGCGTGTATCGCGCCGAGCTGACCAAGATCGAGGACGCCGGACTCAGCACCTACGCCAACGAGCGGACCGGCGAGTTCGAGCACCGGTTCAAGGTGACGTGGACGATTCGTGATCCGGAGAGCGAGTACGACGAGGTGGAGGTGTGCGAGTGGTTCAACAGCCGCACCGCCACCTACAACGACCCGTCCACCGGCAAGCAGAGCAAGTTCTATCCGTTTCTGAAGGCGCACCTTGGGCGGGACTACAACCCGGACATTGACGAGGACGAGAACGGCGACTTCGACCTGGATGTGCTGGTCGGATCGCACGTCATGCTCACGCTCCAGGCGAAAACCAAGAAGAACGGCAAGACCTTTTCCAACCCGGTCAGCGCCGCGCCGATCCGCAAGAAGAAGGCAGCGGCCCCGCCGGCCAAGCCAGTGAAGCAGGTCGTGGAAGAGGACGAGGACGACGAGTCGATCTGGGAAGACGTGGCCTAGATCGTGGCAGCGGCGGGGCGACCAACGGTCGCCCCGATACGCACAGGAGGAACGATGGTCAGGGTTTATGCAGCCGGTCGAATTCATTTTGACGACTGGCGGACTCGTGTCTATGAGGACGCCGGTGATTGGAATAGCGAAGCCTATTCCAATTCGATGCCTCCATTCCCTGAAACGCCAATTGTCGGCGTTCCTGCGATCTACACCGGCCCGTACTTCGTGCGATGCGATCACGGATGTTTCCACGGACCGAACTCGCACGGCGTTGGGGCAGATGACAACGGCGGGTGTACCTCGATTGGCGGTGATCGCAGACGGATGGAGACCTTCCGCAACTGCTGTGACGCCATTGATCGGTCGGACATTGTGTACGCCTTCATCGAGGACCGAGAGGCGTTCGGCACGCTCTGGGAACTGGGGTATGCCAAGGGTCGCGGCAAGACGGTCTACATCGACTTGAAGCCGACGTTTGAGCCGATCGATGACGACAAGAACCGGCTCGATCAGGATCTCTGGTTTGCGCTTGAAGGGGCGACCAGGTGGACCCGATGGGGGAATCCAGTGGAAGGATTGAAGTCAGCCGTCCGTCACTTTTTGGAGTTCGGTCCGTACTAAAACAAGACTGCTGAGGGCGCTTCGATGGTATACTTACCGCACAATCAAAGACGAAGGGCCAGGCCGCTGGAAACGAGCCTGACCCTTCTTGACGCGCCGCACTTTACCTACGGAGCGCCCGATGTCACAGGCTATCCCATCCTATCCCCTTTCGTCTAGACCCCACTTGCATGTTGTCGGTGAGGAAGATCGTCCCACCTACGACGGCGAGCCAGTTGTCCGTGAGCGTCGGCACATGACCGTCGTTGACGATGACATCGTTGAGTCCGTCGCTTCGACGTGCGGGCTTTCCGGGCTCGGTCTCTATACCCTGCTTGAACGCCGAGCGAACAAGGAAGGCGTGGCGTTTGGTTCCTACCAAGCGTACGCCGACATGAGCCGGATGAGCCGCCGGCAGTTGATGCGTGTGATGGATGATTTGATCGCGCACGGCTGGGTCGAAAAGCGTCCACAAAATGGGCGTAACGGCGCACAAATGAGCAACGCCTGGCACCTCCCAAACCACATGAAACCTCGTACGTATAGGGGTGACATGGGTGGTGACATCCCTAGTGACATGGGTGGTGACATTGGTGGTGACATAAATGGTGCGCGGGTGTCACCCCAAAGTAGTTATGTAGTTACGAGTAGTCCAGTAGGAAATACTCCCTCTTTATCTCCCTCATCAAAACCCAAGCCGAAACGCAACGCCTACACCCCGGAGTTCGAGGCGTTCTGGCAGGCGTATCCGACCGGGCACGGCGTCAAGAGTTTGGCCTTTGCCGAGTGGCAGAAGATGACCGATGAGGAACGCACATCGGCGGTCGATGCCTTACCGGTCTGGCGGACATCGAAGAAGTGGACGGACGGATTCATCCGTGACTGCGAGCGGTGGCTGAAGTACCGGGAGTTTGAACAGACACCGGAGGCGAGCAAACGGATTGCTGCACAGCCGGAGAAGCGGGAGTTGATCGTCAACGGCAAGTCGTATCCACGGCGGGGGTGGGTGGAATGAGCACCACCTTTGCGGATCACGGCATTGACCTTCCGGCGCACGCTTCCGGACCGAATGTCAAGACGAAATGCCCGAGGTGCTCGCACACCCGCAAGCATCGCTACGACAAGCCGTTGTCGGTTCACGTCGAGAAGGGCGTGTGGCACTGTCATCACTGCGGGTGGGACGGCGGACTTGGGACGGACTGGCGGGATAACGTCTTTGGTCTCGGTCGTCGGGAAACGCCGCAGGTCTACGCCAAACCCGAACCGGTGACGGTCGATCTTCCCGCTTCGGTAATCCAGTGGTTCAGCAAGCGGGGCATTACCGAGACGACGTTGCGCCGGAACAAGGTCACGGCGAAGGGCGGGTCGATTCTGTTCCCGTACTACCGGGACGGCGAGTTGATCAACGTCAAGCGCCGGACACAGGACAAGCGGTTCTCGCAGGTCGCCGGGGCGGAGCGGATCTTTTACGGCCTGGACGATTGCCGGAACACGGACGCGGTGATCGTGGTGGAAGGCGAGATCGACAAGCTGGCGGTTGACGAGGCGGGGTTCCCGCAATGTCTGTCCGTTCCTGACGGAGCTCCGGCGCCAGGCACGACGGAGTACACGTCCAAGTTCGACTTCATGGACTCCGCGGCGGACATCTTCGAGCGGTGCCACACCGTCGTGTTGGCGGTGGACAACGACGCGCCGGGGAAACGGCTCGAAGAAGAGCTTGCTCGCCGGATCGGACGCGAGAAGTGTTTTCGCGTGACGTGGCCGGAGGGGTGTAAGGACGCCAACGACGTGCTCATGCAGCACGGCACGGAAACGCTGGCGCAATGCCTGACGGACGCCAGGCCGTACCCGATCGCGGGCGTGGTCATGGCGATGGACCTCCGGGACGACGTGTTCGCGTTGTACCGGGACGGGTCGCAGAAGGGCGAGTCAACTGGGTGGTACTCGGTCGATCAGCTCTACACCGTCAAGCCGGGGCAAATGACGATCATTACCGGTATCCCCGGCAGCGGCAAAAGCGAATGGCTCGATGCGTTGATGGTCAACCTTGCGATTGAGGCGGGTTGGTCGTTCGCGGTGTTTTCGCCGGAGAACTTCCCACCGCAGCGGCATTTGCAGAAGTGGCTGGAGAAGCTGAGCGGGAAACCGTTTCGCGCTGGTCCCACCGACCGGATGACCGAGGCTGAGGTTGATGAGTGGTTGGCGGTTTGCGACCGGTCGTTGCATTTCCTGATTCCGGAAGAGCCGACGCTCGAAGAAATCCTGAGCCTTGCCGGTGCGCAAGTGTTTCGGATGGGGGTCAAGGGCGTGGTACTCGATCCGTGGAACGAGATCGACCACAGCCGTCCCAAGGACATGAGCGAGACGGAGTACATCAGCCGATGCCTGTCAGAGATTCGCCGGTTTGCGCGCCAGAAGGACGTGCATTGCTGGGTCTCGGCGCATCCGCGCATGTTGCAAAAGGACAAGGAGACGGGCACGTACACCGTCCCCACGCCGTATGAGATTGCCGGGTCCGCGCACTGGTTCAACAAGAGCGACAACTGCATTGCGATCTGGCGAAACAAGCACGACCTCGCCCAGCCCATCGAAGTGCATGTCCAGAAGATCCGATTCCGTGAAGTGGGTCAACTCGGGGTCGCTTATCTGAACTATGACCGGTTGACGGGGCGGTACACCTGCACGGGTGAGTACGACACGACGGGCGGTGGACGATGAGTGCGCTTGACCGGCTCGAATCGTTGCTCACCCGCCAGGACGTGTTGCCGGAGCAGGCCAAGGGTGCGTTGTGGGTAAGCATCGACGAAGCGGCCCATCAGACGGCGGACGAAATGATCGCGCTGGAAGAGCGGATGAGCGCGCTCCGGGATTGGCTTGACGTGCGCCGGGGATCGGACGCGGCAGCCAAGCATCGACCGGCGTTCGATCGACAGGTGGCGTTGCATGCGCGCTACGGCGAGGCATTGGAACGTTACTTCGGGAGGTTGAGCGGTGGCGGTCCGTATCCGTGGCCGGAGTACCGAGAGCGCGCCGACCGGGACGGTGGATCAGTGGGACCGGCTCCTGACGGCGATGCTGACGGAAGCGGTGACCTACGGGAAGTGGGACGAGAAGGTCAAGGCGCGGAAGGCGTGGCTAGCGGAGAACCAGGATCACCCGCTGTGGATCGAGCGGAACCGGCAGGCGCAGCAGGCGTGGCACAAGAGGAACGAAGCGGTGCGCCGGATGATGGACGCGGCGGAGGTGATCGGGCGGTATCAGGCGTCCTTGCCGGCCGTCTCGCGCGACGGGCTGAGCGCGTTGCTCGGGCATGAGCTGACGCCGATGGTGCCGCACCGGCTGGCCCTGACGGCGGCGCGGCTGCAATCGACGGACGTGTTCGCGATCGTGGCGACCTGGCTGATGGATGAGGACGCGGAGGAAGCAGCGTGATAACCGCGGCGTTCATAGGCATCGTCGTGATGTTCGCCCTTGGGGCGGCGGGGCACTGGTGGAACAAAGACTGGCCGTGGTTCGGGCTCAGTGTGTTCGGGCTCGTCTCGTGGTCGTTCCTGCTGGTGCTTCGGATCGGAGGCTGGTGATGCAACTCGCGCTCGTGATGGAGACACGGAACATGGCCGTATCACACGCAGTATCTGCACAAAAACGAGAGAAAACGCCGCGAACGGCTTGGGATGCCGTGACGCCGTACAAGAGCGGCAAAACGCGGGATGACTGGGATTTGGCGCTCGGCTCACGGGCGAACGGTCGATGCGTCTGTTGTGCCTGTGGTGACGGGCTCGGCAGCTTTGGGGCGTTCGACAAGCACCAGAAGATCAACAGCAAAGGCAACGTCGTGTGTCTCGATCCGGCGACGATCGGGATGGAACGCAACAGCGGCGGATGGTGGGTCACGCCGAACCCGATGTACGGAGAGGAGCAGGCATCGTGAGCGAGCGACAGACGGGGGCGACGGACGCGCAGATCGAAGCGGCGATTCAACAGCGGTACACGGAGACGAGCGCAGCCGGAATGGGAATCCCGTGGGGGCGCCTCAGCAGTCTCGTTCGTCGGAGCATGGTCAGTTGTTTTGAGCGCGATGCTGCCAGGTATTTGGTCCCGCCCAGTCAGGTCATCACCGACGCGGCGCGGGTGCCCACGGATGACGAGATCGGGGCGATCCGGGCGATCGTTGCGGACGATGGCGTGCCCGCCGAAAGCGTCGAATGGTTCGCGGCGTTCGACACGTTGCGCGCCTACCTGGAGCGGCAGCGATGAGCAGGTGGGTGCATGCGTTCGTGGTGGACGGCGAGCCGACGCCAAAGGCGAGACCGCGGACGATCACGACCGGCGACGGCAAGGTGCGGACCTACACGCCAAAGACGACACGATCCGCAGAGGACGTGATCGGGACGTGCGCCAAGAACGGGCTGCACCGGATCGGTGACTTTCCGGTCGAGACGCCGGTCAAGTTGGTCGTGGATGTGTACGTTGCGAAGAAGGGCCGGGGCGATCTGGACAACTACGTGAAGACGGTCATGGACGCACTGAACGGCGTCATCTGGAAGGACGACCGGCAGGTTGAGGAGTTGGTCGCATCCATCAACCGGCACAGCGGCAAGGGCAGACTGGCGATCGTTGTCGCAGACATCACGGAGGCAGCATGAAGGCGGGCGACAAGGTGTGGGCCGTCACAACGGTCGTAAGTGTTGAGCCGAACGGCGTGATCTACGGCGATTGGGACATGCACGATCCGGCGTGCGTCATCCCCCACACAGACGCGCTGCCGGCCGTCGCGCGGTGGCTGGCGGCTCATCCGGACGCGGCAGAGGCCATGACATCGCTTGTGCAGTTGGCGACCGATCATGTCGCAGCGCGTTGGCCGGATGACGCTGACTTGCATCTCGACCTGGCGATTGGGCGCGCCCTGCTGGCGGCGTTGACGACGGGGGGAGCATGAGCGAGACGGGGGCGACTGCGCGTGAGGTTATGCGCGCTGAACTTATCGCCGCGATGGAGCAACACCTTGGGGCGGAGTGGTCACAGCAATACGAGCCGCGTCACTTTGCTGGGCTCGTGGCGAGTTACATCGAGTCAGAACTGTGGAACAAGGGCTACCAGATCGTCCCGGCGGGGGCAGTCACGCTGAGCGCGGAGGAGGCGGCGACATTCCGCGATTTGGCGCTGTTCAAGGCGACCATGATCCAGGAGGAGTTGCAGGAGAACGAGCTGGGGTTGAGCACCGAGACGTATCAGTTGCTCATTGATCAGATGAACGAGTACCGCGCGCTTGCGGCCAAGCTGAGCGGGGGTGCGTCGTGAGCGAGAACCACTACCGGACCGACCTGACGGAGCGGGAGCGGGCGTTTGTCCTGGATGCGTTGTTGCAAAAACACAACACACAACTCGCAGTGGATCGTGGCGAGCAGGACGATATTGGTCGGCTGTATCGGCGCATCAAGCGACTCGAGCCCATCGGCACGGGCGGCACGACGGAGGGGAACGGGTGATGGCGGATCGCATGCAGGCAATTACGCGGGCTGTTTGCACGCCTCCATCAGACGGCGACGATCGAAAGCACATTTACCGACTGATCGACACAAACGGCAATGTTGTCGGTGAGTTTTCGTCTGAGGCGAAAGCGCGAGCAGCGGGAAGAGATTTGAGACCGGGGTTCCCGGTTATCGTCGGGTGGCATCAACGGCGAGACGGCGGATGGTGGCGTGGTGGCCCAATTATGCGAGGCATCACCGCCATTCGGGTTCGGTGGCACGGCACAAATATCCGATGCGAGAAACAGCCGTGACCGCCGGGCAGCAGTTTGGGGTGGCATGGGGCACGCTGGTGCTCGTCGCGCTGGGGGTGCTGCTGTGGTCCGTTACGTTCCCGGTTTCTGGCTCGAACACGCCTGCCGCGTTGCCGTCGAACGGCCCATCGTCCGAGCAGAGCGATCCGGCATGGGCAACGCTGGCAGCCATCGAAGCGACGCGGCTGGCGACGGAGACGATGCCGACGCCAACGAGCACGGCGACGGCCACGCCGGTCCCGACGAGCACGCAACAGGTGGTGTGGCAGCCGGACCCGTGCTCGACTCCTGAGCCGGGGAAACTCTGCCGGGTGCCGGACAGAGCGCCGAACACGCCGACGCCGTACCCGAGTTGTTACGACGAGCCGGAGCCGGGGAAGTGGTGCCGGTGGATTGCGGCGGACGATGCGCCGGACGGAAGGACGGAGACGAGATGACGTACACGATCACCGAAGGACCGGACTATCACCTGTTGTCTGTTGGGGAGCGCCAGATTGCTCGCATGTATCTGAGCGGGTACACCGGCAACTGGTGCGGTTGGAACCCTCGGCTGTCGCTTGGCGAGATGATGTTCGCGCCGACCCGTGAATCGTTGGCCGAGGGGCTGGTTGAGCAGGATGCACGGGCGTTTGCTGTCGCCACGGTGGACGGCGGGGAGGGGGAGCGATGAGCGAGCGGGCGGCGCTGGTGGAGCGGATGGCGCGGGCGATACAAAGTGCCGTGCGCAAAGAGGTCACGATGAACGTGCTCCGGCAGGACATGCTTGCCGCCGAATCCGCGCTCGCTGCCGTCGAGGCGGCGGGGTGGGGGCCGAGGCCGGAGGCGGTGACGGCGGGGGAGCGTCGGGAGTTGATCAAGAGAGCGGAGAAGATCGTTCGTTGTAGCCCGTGCGATTTTCCGTATGGGCCGCAGTACATCCCAGAAGCTATTGATGCCGTGCTCACGTCGGACGTGCTGCGCAGCCGTGGGATCACGGTGGAGGGGGCGAAGTGATCGACCTGGACGCGCTGAAATCGGAGCTGGAGGCGGCGGGACTTGATCCGTCAGGGTCATGGCGGGAATGGCTTGTTGTCGGCAACATCACGGCCTATCGTCGTGGCGCCGTCTACATGTCGCCAGGGGACGAAATCAATCAGCAGGATTTCAGGGCACTCGCCATCATCGCGCGGCACGTGGCGCCCGTCGTCACGCCAGAGCCGCCCGCCGAGGTGCGGGACGTACTGGCGGAGGCGTTGAAGGTGTACTACGGCATTCCCGCCGATGAACGCGCGCCAGAGGCCGATGGAATTGCCGACGCTGGCCTGGCCGCGTTGCGGGACAAAGGGTTCGCCGTGGTGCGGACGGCAGATGTGGAGGCGGTTACCCGCTACCTGGATTCGCAGCGCGACATTTGGGACGAACGGGCGTCACGGGCGTGTGACGCACTAGAGGAGGCCATCCGATGACGCAGACGGACGCGGAGATTCGTTGTTGGTTCTGTGACGCGCCGTGGCCGTATGGCGACGAGCAACCGCCGCATCTTGGATGGACCATTGACATCGACACAATGCTCGGTGAGCAGCGCGAAAAGGTCGTGTGCCCCAATTGTCAGAGCACGGCAATGGGATTGAAGGGGTGGCTGGAATGACGCAGACGGACGCGGAGATCGTGGCGCTTGTGGCGCGGGCGTTGCTCGATGCCAAGCAGGCGGGGGCGATTACGTGCGGCGTTGAATCGTGGGAGCGATCACGGGGACATGCTGACCACGTGCCCATTCTGTCGATCAACTATGACGAGCTTGCCGCGGCGGTCGTGGCCGCGCTGACCGAGGCGTGGCGGCTGCGGGGTGTTGACCGCAAGGTTCGCGACGCCATCGAGCATCTGTTGTTGTTCGTTGAGCAGGGCGAGCACGGATGGACGATCGAGGGCAAGGCCGCAACGGTTCGGGCGTGGCTCGATGCGGAGCCGACGCCATGACGCAGACGAAACCCAAGCCGGAGCCGGGCTCGATCTTGCCAGTGCGGCGGCTGAACTGTTCAGCGTGCGGCGTGGAGTTCGTCCAGGTGTGGAACCCGAGGAAGATCCGGCGGAAGTGCGAGCAGTGCCGGCAACGGTGACGGGCAAACATGGGCATACGGGGACGCCTGTCTTGCGTAACCGTATGCCCGGTTGTACCATGACCGTGGGGCAATCCGGCCCCAGCGGGGCGGTGCATGGCTAAACAGACCGATATGGTGCGCCGCCGTGCTGTTTGGGACGAGAAGGCGCGCAATCCCCATCTGACGAGCGCAGAGATCGCCGAGCGGCTGGGCATGTCTGACCGCACGGTTCGCGCTGACATCGTTGCCGCCGAACGTGCCACCAATGAGGCTGCCGCCACGTCGGTGCGTGCTGCCATCTTCGAGCGCAACGCGCAAATCATCGCCGCGCACATGCCGCTGGCGCTCTCCGGCAAGACGCGGAACGCGGAAGTCGTGTTCACCGCACACAAGGAACTACGCGACCTGTTTGGGCTGGACTCGCCGCGCAAGTTCGATATTCGCCACATCGTTGAGCAGACCGCCGAGGAATTCGGGCTCACGGAACATGAGCGAGAACGGCTGCTGTCTGACGTTGAGGCGTACATGCGAGACACCGAGGTTTCGGCGTGAGCCTGTCGCCGGTCGCCGTTCGTGAGTACACCCGATCACGGGCAGTGGTTTATCGATCGCTCCGTCAGTTCGACACGGTGCGGCCAGTCCCTGACGATTGGCAGGGATGGATTGCCGCCGTCTTCAGCTCGCACATCCGACCGCCGTACGCGCCGTATCACGAGGAGTTCTGGCGATGGGTGTGGGGGATCGAAGCGGGCAAATCGTCGCCGCCGTTCGTCGCCATTTGGCCGCGTGGATTCGGTAAGTCAACCTCGGTCGAAGCGGCCTGTGCGATGCTCGCCGCTCGGCAGACCCGACGGTACGTGCTCTACGTCTGCTCAACGCAGGACCAAGCCGACACGCACGTCAAGAACGTCGCCGGCATGTTTGAGTCACGCGCATTCGGCAAGCACTTTCCGGCGACCGCACGGCGCAAGGTGGGCAAGTACGGCAACAGCGACGGATGGCGCCGCAACCGCCTGCGCACCGACTCCGGATTCACCATCGACGCCATCGGTCTGGACACGGCGGCGCGAGGCGCGAAGGTCGATGAGGACCGCCCGGACCTGATCGTCTTTGACGACATCGACGAGATTTTGGATGCGCCGGGCACAGTCGAAAAGAAAATCAAGACGATCACCAACTCGCTCCTGCCCGCACGAGCTGAGCACGCTGCGGTGCTCGTTGCGCAGAACCTCATTCACTCCGAGGGCATCGTCGCGCGACTGGCGACGGACGATCCGGAGAAGCGCGCGGACTTTCTCGTCGATCGGATCGTGAGCGGTCCGCATCCCGCGATTGACGGGCTCGTGACCGAGAAGCGCGAAGTCGATGGCCGCATGCGGTCCGTCATCGTCGCCGGGGTCAGCACGTGGCCTGCCAAGTCCATTGAGGTGCTGCAAGCCGAAATGAACGACATCGGCGAGACGGCGTTCCGCTCCGAGAAGAACCACGAAGTAGACAAGATCGAGGGCGGCATCTTTGGGCATGTCGTGTTCCGGCACTGCAAGGCGTCCGAGGTCCCTCCGCTTGACGACATCCAGGTATGGGTTGATCCCGCCGTGACCGATACGGACCAAAGCGACGCGCACGGCATTCAAGCGGATGGCATTGCGCGTGATCGCACCGTCTATCGCCTGTACTCGTGGGAGTCGCGCACGTCGCCGGACGATGCCATGCGCCGCGCCATCCTGAAGGCGCGCGAACTGAAGGCGTCCAAGATCGGCGTGGAAACCGACCAGGGCGGCGATACGTGGGAGAGCACGTACGAGCTGGCGTGGCGTCGCCTGGTTGATGAGGGCACGATCCCGCCGAAAGAACCGCGCATCACGTTTGAGCAAGCCAAGGCGGGCGCAGGCGCGGGACCAAAGGCGCACCGGGCGTCACAGATGCTTTCGGCCTACGAACGCGGTGAGATCGTTCACGTGATCGGCACGCATGACCCGCTCGAAAAGGGGCTTCGGCGGTATCTGATTCGCAAGCCGTATGATCTTGTTGACGCGGCATACTGGTCATGGTTCCACGTTACGTCCGCACCGAAGGCGCTCCCGGCAACGGGCGTCGTTCAGCAAAGCAGGTGGCATTGATGGCACGCAAGCAGACGCAGGCCGTATCGGTCATTACCACGACGATCCAGGACGGCGAGACGGTCACCGGCCTAGGGCGAAGGCACATGGCAGCCGTTGAGGACGCCATCGCCGGAATCACGCCGCGCCCGGTGTTGTCGCATACGGCATCATGGGAGTGGCCGCAGCAAACGGGGCCTGCCACACTGAGAACGGAAATCACCAGTGACTGATCGATCGCCTGTCGCGCACATGACGCCGGTTGGTTCGTCCGGCGTCGTTATCTACGGCGGCGTGGTCTATCACGAGGATGCGGACCGCGCGTGGCGTGGCACGGAGCGCGATCGCACGATTGCGGCCATGGTGCGTGACCCGCTCATCGGCGCCATCCTGTTCGCAACCGAGATGTTCGTGCGCCGGGTGGACTGGCACGTCGAGCCGTACGACGAGTCCGCCGAGGCGCAAGCGGACGCCGAGTTCGTCCAGCAATGTCTTGACGACATGGACGGCACGTGGCCGGGCGATGCGCTCGCCGACATCCTCACGTACATTGCGTGGGGCTACTCCGTACTGGAGGTCGTGTACAAGCAGCGGGTCGGGCCGCTCGAACCGGACCTGGCGAAACGCAGCATGTACACGGACGGGCGGTACGGCTGGCGCGGTTGGTATCTGCGACCGCAGACCACACGCGACGGTTGGATCATGGACGGAGACAACGCCGTTGCCATGCGCCAGCGTCGCGGCGACTTCTCGCTCGTCGAAATCCCGCTGGATCGCTGCCTCTACATCCGGTACGGATCGGCCGGCGGCTCACCGGAAGGCCGCACGCCGCTCCGGCATGCGTACGACGCCTGGTATTACAAGCGCAACATCCAGCGCATCGAAGCCATCGGCATTGAGCGCGATCTGGCAGGCCTGCCGATCATGCGCGTGCCGAGCCGCGAGATCGAAGGCAACACGGCAACGTACGTCGCGGCGCAGAACATCGTCACCAACATCCGGAACGATGCGATGGCCGGGGCGGTGCTCGCTGGGGATCGTGACCAGAACGGCAACTACCTCCAGGAACTGACCCTGCTCAGTACGGGCGGGCAGCGCCAGTTTGATACCGATGGCGTGATCCGGCGGTATGCCAACGAGGTGGCATCGGCGCTGTTCGCGAACGTGTTGCGCGCGGGCAATGATTCGGTCGGGTCGTTCGCGCTGTCGCAGACGCTTGAACAGATGTTCACATCGGCGATGGGCGCGCACCTGGACATCATCGCGTCAGCGGTCAACGAGCAGGTGGTGCGAAATCTGATCGCGGTCAACGGCATGGACGTAAGCCGGTGCCCGACGCTGAAGCACGGCGACATTGAGTCCGCGGACTTGCAGCGCATCGGCGAGTACATGACCGCGCTCACCAACGCCGGGCTGATCGAGGATACGCCCGCGCTCCGCTTCTTCGCGCACGAACTCGCCGGGCTGCCCGTGCCGAGCATTCAGGAACTGGAGCAGTTGCAGGCGGAACGCGAAACGCGGCGGGCGGAGATGGAACGCCAGATGCAGCAACAGCAGGCACCGAACGGCGAGCAAGAGGACAGCCCGGACGATGAGGCTGAGGACGATGCGGAGGACAGCGCCTGATGGGCGCGCTGGCGTGGGATGCCGCACGGCGCGGCTGGGTGGATCGCAACGGCAGGGCGCTCACCGAGCGGCAAGTCCTGAAGTTGCGTGATGACCTGGCCATTGAAGTGTCGCGCATTCTTCGTCAGGAAACGCAGCTCTATCTTGACGGCAAACTCGAGTTTGACTCATGGGTCCGCAACTTTGAGGACATGCTGGTCCGTGGCACGGGCTCCGGGTACGCCTTTGGCCGTGGCGGCGTCGGCAACATGACGGACGGCGATTACGACCGGCTCGCACGGATCTACACCCAGCAGTCCGAGTTCTTTGCGAAGTTCGTTGCGGACGTGCAGACCGGCGACATGAGCGACGAGAAGTTGTTAGCCCGTGCCGATCTGTACGGCGGTAGTGCCGTCAACGCATTCGAGCAAGCCAAGCAACAGGCGGCGATCGGTGACAGTGAGGCGGATTGGGACCTGCCGTTCTACCCCGCCGATGGTGATACGCCATGCCGGTCGAACTGCCGCTGTTCGTGGGTGATCGAAGAGGACGCAACCGGCTGGACCTGCGCATGGGTGACGGAGCGTGACGAACAAGTCTGTGACGGCTGTGCGGCACGCGGCGAGATGTACGGCGAAAGCAGCCCGCTCGTGATTCCCAAGCCGTACGATGAGCAACGGGAGGAACTGGCAGCGTGAGCGAACACCGGCAGTTAGACGAGGCGGCGCGCATCCTATCGGCGCACGGCATCGACGCCAAGCGGTATGACGCGGTGAAGCGCGAACGGTTGAAACTGTGGACGGCTGAGGCACGTGCGGCGCTGAACGAAGGCGCACCGGAGCCCGATGCGGACGCGGTATGGCTGCGCGGGAGCGTGTTGCAACTGCAACGCAATTGGTCGGGCCGGTGTATTAGTTGCGTGCATTGGGACACGTCGCCGATTGCAGACGGCACAGCATACGGTTACTGCCCACGTGTGACCGATCGGGAAACGGACACGCTCGTCAAGGCGGGTCGCGTGTCGATTGAGACGTTCCCGGTGTTCGGGTGCGTGTGCTGGAACGAGATCCCGGCGACCGAATCGGAGACGCTTCAGGAGCGCGCATCGCTCGCGATTGAACGCGGCCTGTTGCCTGCAAAGCCGGAGGGCGAATGACGAGGCGCGCGTTCCTGCTTGTCGCGGTTGCGCTCCTGCCGTGGGCTGTGCAACGCCGCATTGCCCGCCAGAATCGCGTCTGTCACGTCATGGCCGCGCATCGGTTGCGCGACGGCATGCTGACCGAACGGGAGCGCGCGGCGTTGATCCGGCGCGGATGCAAGGAAGAAAACGGCGAGTGGATGAGCGCACTCGTGTTCCCAGCGGAGGCAGCGTGAGCGCAACGACAGCGGGCCGGCCGATGGCGGTGATTGCAACGGCGCCAGCTCGGGAGATGCGCTGCCCGACGTGCGACCGCTTCCTCGGTGAAAGCAACGCGCCGTACGGAACCGCGCGGGTGAAGTGCCCGGTCTGCAACGGCTGGAAGAAGGTCACGCTTGGCACGGGGCGTCTTGTGCGACCGTGCTAGAGTAGACGGCAAGCAACGATCCGGGGCAAACGCCCCTCGACCGGCAACGGGCCAAACGGCTCGCCGGAGAGGGGTGTTTTGTCATGGCCACAACGATTCTCCGGGGCATGACCGATGAGGTTGTTGCCGCCACGCATCAAACAACCACAGCGCCAGATGGCAATACTGACGGGTTTGTCATTGATGGGCGGAGACAGGCAGGTGGTCGCCTCCGCACCTTCTTCGACTACGCCGGATCGGTCACCGCCTGCAACGTGCGGATCTACACCCGTGAGCCTGGCGGCACGACCTGGTACCGCGGTATCAGCACGAACGAGAGCGGGTATCCGCTCGCTCCGGCGTCCGGCGACGAGTCGCGTGATTGGGACGTGGGCGAGAACGTCGAATTCTATTTCGTGGTGGAGTCGATCAGCCCCGGCACGAGCGGCAACACGGTGGCGATCAAGGCGGCGGGGGTGGAAAGATAGTGCCTGCACGCCTATACGCCTACGAAAATGGTACAATTGTGCCAATTCAACCAAATGCCCCTGCGGTGTTGGTAGCACCCAGGGGCGTGGCCGTACGACATAGGAGGTCGTCAGGCGTGGGTACTCTATCCATTCCCCTTACACAAGGCAAGTCTGCACTGATCGACGATGAGGACGCTGCGTTCATCGCCGGTCATCGCTGGTATGCGGCGTATCACCCCAGCCCGTGTGGTGGTCGCTGGTACGCGCTTGCGCGGATCGACGGCAGGAACGTTTACATGCATCGCCTGCTGATGGGGCATCCCGAGTTGTGGGTTGACCACAAGAACGGCGACGGGCTCGACAATCGGCGCTCTGCCAATCTTCGCCTCGCGACTCCGGCACAGAACAGTGTCAACCGATCACACGAACCGCGCGGTAATAGCGGCTATCGCGGCGTCATATTCGACCGTGGGAAGTGGCGAGTGGTCGTCCAGGTGAACGGCAAGCGGTATCAGAAGCGAACGGCGGTAACGGCAGAAGAAGCCGCCCGGCAGTATGACGAGATGGCTCGCGAACTCCTTGGCGATTTTGCGGCCCTCAACTTCCCCGAACAGGAGGTGTCAAGATGAGCACGCCGACTGGGTTGGTGTTGCCGGTCCCAGGTCGTGAACAACCAGCGTGGCTGGAAACCTGTGATCCCCGCGATCCATCCGCCACACTCGCCACACTGGCCGCGAACACCGCATACCTGTCGTTGATCCGCCCATCAGCGCCCATCCGCATTGTGAGCCTGGTCGTGGAAATTGGCGGGAATTTCGGAAACATTGATCTGGGTATATTCACATCGACCGACGATGCAACCTTCACCCTGCTGGCATCCACGGGGCCAACGACATCCGTCGGCACTAACTCGCTACAGACGATTGCGCTCACAAGCGCGGTGACGCTACCCCCTGGCACGTCGTATTGGTTCGCGGTATCCGCCGACAATGCGATTGTCACGATCCTCCGGTTAGGGGCGAACGCGAATCATGTCGTCGCCATCGCCGCCGGATCACGGTCGGTCGCCAAAGCGGCCACCTTCCCGCTCGCCACATTCTCGTCGCCATCGACGACGGCGGTGACGCCGTGGATTCGGGGCGTCTAACGATGCCGGAAATTCAGCGCCGCCGCCGATTCGCCTACGTCAACGCGAACGAGTACGCCACGCTGGCGGAGGCGATGGCAGCGGTCACAGCGGGTGGAACGCTTTGGATCCCCAAGTCCCAGAGTGGTCGCACGATTTCCGCCGCACTTGCGCCAACCGTCCCCATGCGCATCCTGATCGACCCGTCCGAGGTGATCGAACAGGCCACGAAGTACACGCCGGTCTTCGACCTCAATCAAGTTGACGACGTGACGATCCAAGGTGGCTATTTGAAATGGACGGGAAGCCGGTCGTACACCGGGGGCGGGTCAGCGCGTGGCGGGGACGATTACCTGTTGGGATCGGCGGTGTGGGTCGGCGGGGACCGCAACATCGTGCGCGACGTACGCGCGTCGGGCTTCACCTGCGGCGTGTTCCTTTCGGCCTGGAACGGGACCAACGCGACTACGAACTACCAGCACAAAGACAATCTGGTGGAGAACCTGACCGTTGATACGGTCGATTTCGGTGTGCTCGCCGCTGGACAGGATCGCATGATCCTGCGGAACATTCGCGGGTCGTACACGCTGCAATCGACCAGCCCCAACCCGCCGCATTTGATCTATGTCTCCGGCGGCGCGGACAACCGCGACATCCTAATTGACGATTGCGCGGCCTACGACTCGACCGACTCCTACGCCTACCAGATCAAAGAAACATTCGGCGGGGCGGTGGGCAAGCTTGTCGCTCGCAACTGCGCGGGCATTCTCTCGATCAGAGACTGTACGGGCCTGACGGTAGACACACTTGTATCGACTGACGACGCCGGGGACGCGATCGGGAACGGGAGCTTGTACTTCCAAACCGGCAACGAGGACATCGTGATTCGCCAGGTGTTTATCGACATGGCGGATGAGTCACGGGTGGTGCGACTGGATGGCACGAGCTGCGCCATCGCGGAACTGGACGCTCGCACAATCCGTTCGACCGCGACCGACAACTATGACGTGACGGTGCAAGGGACACGAAATCGGCTCGACGCGGTGACGATCCTCAACAGTGGTGCGGGCGGTTGCCGCGCGATTTGTGTCACCGGGGGGTCGGACCACACCGTACGGGTGCTGCAACTCACCGAGGTCAAGTACGGCGTCGAAGTCCAGAACGGCATCACCAACTGCACGGTGGACATCGACCCCAAGCTCGTGACCTTTTCCTCGGCAGTCAGCCCGGCGGCGCTGGTGCGCGTGGTGGACGTGGCGGAACCGACGACAAGCGTTCGCAGCCGCGAGCAGGCGTCCAGCCGCACCGTCGCCGCTGGGGCAATCTCGGACACCGTGTTCGAGCCCGCGCGGTACTCCCACATCCTCCTGACGGTTGGCGACAACACCGGGTTCACGATTGGCGCACCGATTGAGCCGTACACCGGGGCGCTGTTGACCTTCGAGATTTTCGATAGCTCGGCGGGCATGGGCTCGATCACCTGGAACGGCACCTACACGTTCCGAACGGCGTGGGCGAACCCGGCGGCTGGCGCTAAGCGGTCCATCACCTTCCGGTATGACGGGTCTGCCTGGCAAGAAGTAACAAGGAGCGGCTGACATGAGCCTCACCGCCGTCGTCAACACCGCCACGTCAATCCCGTTCACCCTGCTTGACGCACTGGGCGCGGCGGAGACGGGCAAGGTGGACGGCGACTTCACGAAGTCCGCCTACCTCGTCAGCGCGCCCGCCACGACGGCCAGCCCGACCGTGACCGAGAACGCGAGCGGCACCTACCGGATCGCGTTCACGCCGACCGTGGTGGGGGTGTGGCATGTCACGTGGTCCTCTTCGGTGGACGGCGAGACGGTGCGGTACGAAGAGACGGTGCAGGTCGTAACGGCGAGCCAGGACGATCCAGTCGCCTATCTCACGGGGGTGGTCACGGTGGCAACGCCGGTCGCATCGGATAACTCGGTTACGGTCTATCAATCCGACCACTACGACGCCGACGAATCGCGGGCGCTCGAATGGAGCACGACCAGCGCGGACACGTGGCCCACGCTAACCAGCGCCAGCATCACGTTCGTGGCGCGGCATCAGCGAGAAGCGAGCGTTATTTCAGTCGCGGGCAGCGTGGTCACTGGCACGGGATCGACCAAGCAGGTGCGCGTTGAACTTGCGCCAACCGACACATCTGGTGACAGCGCAGGGACATACGACTATCAGGTCATCGCTACGTTGAGCAACGGGCACGTCGTTACGCTTGTATCCGGAACGATGACGATAACGAGGCGCGTTTCGGCCAGTTGACCCGTGTGGTAGAGTAGTACGCAACAACACGGCTCAGGGCAAGCGCCCTCCGAGCGGCAAGGGGTCAAGCGATCCGCCGCACGGCAGGGCGTTTTCGTTTGGCCGATGACCTGATCCTCTCAGACGACGAATTCGACACGCTGCGGAGTCAACTCCGCAGCGCGTTCCGGCGTGCGCATCAGCCCATCCCTGACGTGTTGGACTTCGCGGCAATTGCCACCCACAAGGACAACGCCGCCCGCGTCTACACCGCCATCGAGTTCGCCGAGCCGCCCGAATGGGCGCCGTTCCTGCCGGTGACTGGAACCTACATCCATCCCTGGTACGGACAACTCGACTACGACCTGCCCCGCTATGAGCGCATTGTCGCCAACTTCAAAGCGGGCATCTATCAATCGCAACTCCCGGTGAATGCCGAGCACGATCCGCAAGCGTCCGGCGCGGTCGGATGGATTACCGACATGCGGATCAACGCGGACACGTCCATCGACGCGAAAGTCGAATGGAACGACCGTGGCCGGCAACTGATCGAAGGGGACCGCTACCGGTACGTCAGTGCCGAACTGTGGGACGAATGGACCGATCCGGTGTCGGGCATCACCTATCCGGACGTGGCCATCGGCCTGGCGATCTGCACCAACCCCTTTTTCAAGGAGTCCGTACTGCGGCCGCTCGCGGCGAGCGATGCCGTTTGGACGTATCGGCCCGGAAACGGGCAGGAGGTTACGGGCATGAGTGATGCCCAGCAGCATGCCGCGAGCGGCCAGACGAACGCGGCCCAATTCACCGAGGCGGAACGTGCGGAGTTCCGCGAAGCCAAGCGGCGAGCCGACGATCTTGCCGTGAAGCTCAGCGAAACCGAGACGGCGCTGGCCAAGACGGCTGCCGACCTCGAGTCGCTGCGCAAGGACCAGCGCGTTGCCCGGTTCACCTCCGAAGTTCGCGGCAAGTCCGATGACAACGGCAAGGTCTGGATCGGCGAGACGCAGGCGCACGTGGACATGCTCGTCAGTCTTGCCGAAGCGTTCGGTGAGGACAGCGCGCAGTTCAAGCAGTACGTGGCGATCAACCGCGCAGCGGCAACCCAGGACGCGCTCACCAAGCCGATCGGCGAGAACGGCAACGGCGAAAGCGTGTCCGCGCTGAGCGAGATCAACAAGAAGGCCGAAGCCATGGCTGCCGCCAGCGACGGCCGGTTGACGTTCTCCGAGGCGTTCACCAAGGTCATGGACTCGGACGCGGATCTTCGTGCGCGCTATGTGCGCGAGCGCCGGTAAGGAGGCGTCACGATGGCATTTGAAGGGCCAATGATGCTCGACGGCACCCGCGTTGCGGGCGGCGATCTGAGCGCAAAGCAGTACTACTTCGTCAAGCTCAACTCGTCCGGTGAAGTCGTGATCGTTGCGGCGAACACGGACATCCCGTACGGCATTTTGCAGAACGCTCCGGCGTCCGGCGGTCAGGCGACCGTCGCGCTGTGCGGCATCTCCAAGGTGTCCGGCGACGCGGACCTGACCAAGGGCAATCTCATCGGCACGTCTGCGGACGGCCAGGCAGCCGCCTACGTCAACGGAACCGATACCACCAAGTACATCGTCGGGCACGTGCTCGAAGACAACGCAGCGGCGGGAGGACTGGCGACGGTCGCCTTCTCTTGCCTCACGCCGAACCGCGGCGCGTAGAGGGAGACTGAAGACCAATGGGCATGCAGCCGCTTCCCAGCGCCGTCCATATCGATCAGGCGCTGACCAACTTCTCGCTGGCGTACATGCAGTCCGCCGATAACTTCATTGCCCGTCAGGTGTTCCCGGCGGTCCCGGTGGATAACCAGACGGACAAGTACTACACGTTCACGAAGAATGACTGGTTCCGGGACGAGGCAAAGAAGCGCGGGCCGGGCACCGAGTCGGCGGGCTCCGGCTACAACCTGAGCAATGCGTCGTACTCCTGCGACGTGTACGCGGTTCACAAGGACCTCAACGATCAGACGCTGGCGAACGCCGATGCGCAACTTCGCTCCGAGGCGAACGCGGCGCGGTTCGTCACCCAGCGCATGCTTCTGAAGCATGAGATCGAATGGACCTCGACGTTCTTTACGACCTCGGTCTGGGGGACGGACGTGACCGGCGGGACCGACTTCACGCTGTGGAGCAACTACACGACGAGCAAGCCGCTTGTCGATGTGCAGACCGGCGTCAAGACGATCCTCAAGAACACGGGCATGGAGCCGAACACGTTGGTGCTCGGGTACGACGTGTACAGCTCGCTCCTGAATCACCCGGACTTCGTTGACCGGTTGCGCGGCATCACGACTGAGCGGGTCGGTACGTCGCTGATGGCTGGGCTGTTCGGCATCCCGCGCGTCCTGATCTGCAAGGCCGTCAAGGCAACCAACATCGAAGGCGAGACGGCAGCCATGGACTTCGTTCAGGGCAAGCACGCAAGCCTGATGTACGTCGATCCGAACCCGGGGCTCGAGACGGCCACGGCGGGCATGACGTTCGTCTGGCGCGGTGCGACGGACGGGCAGATGGGCATGGGCGCCGATGTGGCGACCGTCCGCATCCCGATCCCCCTGACGCGATCGATCCGCGTTGAGTCGCAAGCGGCGTGGGATTCCAAGGTCATTGCAACCGACCTCGGGTACTTCTTCGCATCGGCGGTGGCCTAGCAATGGTCATCGCTGAGGCTGCCCGCCCGGTCTATCTGGTGATGCGTCCGCTTCCGGCGGACGCCAACCGGACCTATCAGGCGGGCGAGACGATCGACGGCGCGGACATCCCGCCGCATCGGGTCCGGCAACTGATCGACCAGCGGTACATCCAGCCCGCGGTCGTGATGGCCCAGCCCGCGAAGGAGGCAGGCCGTGGCAATCGCACCAACTGAGGCAACGCTGACCGCTGGCGCATTCGGGTTCACCGAGGGCCTGGTGCTCAACGTCAAGCGCATCGACATCACCGCTACCCCGACCGGATCCGAGCAGGACACCGCGTTCGATCTTCCGGCGCACGCAATCGTGACCGATGTCATGGTCTACGTGAGCACGGCGGAGGCGACGGGCGGAACCAAGACGCTGGACATCGGCATTCTGTCGAGCGAGTCCGGCGGCGACGCGGACGGCCTGGTGGATGGCATCAGCGTGTCTGCGACCGGCTGGGTTCGCCCGGGCGTGACGCTGACCGTGGGTGGCACCGAAACGTACATCAGCGCCATTACGCGGGGTGTGTTGTTTGCGCCGTCCGCGCTGGCGGGATCGAACACGGCGGGCGATGTCGGAACCTACTTCGAGCGCCCATTCCTGAGTTCCAGCGTCACCGGCAAGAGCATCAGCTACACGGCGGGGTCGAACGACTTTGCCGAGTTCCGGGGCGCCATCTACATCTGGTACTGGACGCTGGGGTCCTGAGATGACCTATAGCTCTGCGCTGTCATCGGCAAGCGATCAAGTGCGGTTCCTGTTGGGGGATACCTCGAACAGCGCCGCGACCGAGTTGCTTGCCGACGCCGAAATCACGTGGCTGCTGTCGGAAGAGAGCAACAACGTGTATCGGGCGGCGGCGGCGGGAGCTGAGGCGATTGCGGGTAAGTTCTCGCGGCTGGCGGATACGAGCGTGGGTGACACGTCGGTGTCCGCCAGCCAAAAGAGCGCGCAGTACCTGACGCTTGCCGAGACGTTGCACCGCAAGGCGCTCGCACGCGGCAACGCCGCGCCGTTCGTCGGTGGGCTGAGCAAGGATGACCGGGACACCCGGCTCGACGATACCGACCGCGTTCCGCCGTTCTTCGACCGCGCCAATCCCGGCGACGATCTGCGGCTGAGCGAGTTCCCCACGCCATACGACTACGGAAGGAGTTAGGCCGTGCTTGATGCGCAGGACCTGACCCTCATCCGCGCCGAACTGGCGGCGATGATCGATTCGACGTGTCGTCTCGATCGCGTGACCGATACCAACGGTACGCAGACATGGGCGTCCGGCAGCAACGTGGATTGCATCGTCGGGCAGCCGGCCGATGGCAACGCGGGAGACGGCATGGTCTACCCCGGCGACGAGCCCGGCGTGACCATCTGGATTCCCACCAGCACGGCAGTCAAGCCCGGCGACCGTTTGCTCGACAACCGTACGTCCAAGACGTACGCCATCGCGTCCATCCCCGCGCTTCACAACAATGAACTCCTCCGGCCCGTCGTGTGTGTGTTGCAGCGGACACCGGGGGCAGACGCATGAGCGACGTGCAGGGCTCGTTCAGCGTCTACACGGGCGATGTCATCAAGATGGCGCAGACGATGGAAGGCGCGCCGAAAGTCGCGCAGCGGGAAATCCTGCGCGGCATGCGTGACGCGACGAGCGGCACACGCGACACGGTGCGCGCGATTGCCCCGCATCGGTCCGGGTTCCTGAAGTCGAACATCGAAACGAAGATCCGGCAGAGCGGGTCGGGTATCGAGGGGCAAGTCCTGATCCGTGGGGCGAAAGTCAAGTACGCCTGGTGGGCTGACCAGGGGCGCGGGCCGGTGGTTCCGAAGAACAAGAAGGTGCTCCGGTTCATCGCGCCGAACGGCGGCGTGGTGTTCACCAAGTACGCCAAGGCGTTTCCCGGACACAAGTTCATGGAACGCGGCCTGAAACAGTCGCAGGCCATGATCGACCGGACGATGGATAAGGCGATTGAGCGCGTGATGCGCTACCTCCAGAGGTACTAGCGTGGCGCTGCTAGACATCCTTCAGGAAATGGCCGATGTGATGAACGCGGTGTCGAGCGTGGGCATTGCCTATCCGAAACCGCCGCAAGTCGCGCCGAAGGATGACAACCTGCCCGCCGCAATTCCCGACTCGCCATCCGGCGAGATTGTGTGGGGCGCGTCGCACGATGACCGGCGCCACGAGATTGTGTGGGACCTGCTGGTCAAGCGTGGCGACGATCTGAGCGCGCAGTTCGCGGCGATTGTGCCGGTACTCGAGGACGTACTGGCGGCGTTCCGCACACAGCAAACGCTCGGCCTGAGTTATGTCTACGAATGCCGTCCGACCGGATACGAAATCACGGGCATCAGCTACGCCGGGGAGTCGTTCCTAGGCGCGTCGATCACGTTCGCGGTCAAAGAGAAGACCGCCGTCACGTTCAGTTAGGAGGGCGCGAATGACGCGACCGAAGCGGCTCTATTTCATCGGGGCGCGGGATGCGGACGGGCGCCCGCTCGAGTTTTTCGGCGGTGTGCCGGGGGTGCGTGAGCCGATTCCGGCCATGGACCTGGACGAAGCGGACACCGCCGCGCTGAGCGAGGAGCAATGGGCGTGCATCGAATCGCCCGCGGGGAAACGACTGTACAGCGGAACGGCTCCACGGCAATCAACTACGCCGAGCCAGCCCGTCGTTACAAGTGCCCCGACTGCGGAAAGCTGATTCTGATTGGGCACTTTGCCGGCTGGGTGCAGCCGTGGTGCAAGTGGTGCCGTAAAGGCGTCGATCTAACGGAACCGATCGACCGCGAACTGTAGACCGAAAGCGTCCCCAGCGGACCACGGAACCCTGAAAGGGGACGTGACCGATGGGCACAAACGAGGTGATCCTTCAAAAGAATCAGGCGGGGCTCGAGAACACCAGAGGGACGGGCGTCGCCGCAACGCGCATCGTTTACGCGCAGATCACGCCGAGTTTCACGCGCCCGCTGATGGACTTCGAGGACCACAGCGGCACGTACGAAGGACGCCGCCGGGTTGCCTATGCGCGCTCCCGCGTTGGGTTCTCGGCAATGGACATCGCCACGTTTGAGGATCTTCCCTGGTGGCTTCAGATGGGCGTCAAGGGCGGCGTGACTGGCACCGATGACGGTTCCGGCGCGTACACCTACACGTTCACGCCAAGTGCTGCCACGGACGATCTGAAAAGCATGTCGCTGGAGTTCAACGAAAGCGGCAACCCGTACGAAGCGGACCAGTGCATGATCAACTCCTGGACGCTCCGCATGGACGCGGACAACGACCAGGAGCCGGGGTGGATGTTCGACGCGGAGATCATTGCCCGCGACTGGAGCACCACGACCTACACCGGGGCGCTGAGCGACCGAACAACCGAGGTCATCCTAGCGCGCGGGACGAAGCTCTACATCGACGATGCGGGCGGCACGATCGGCAGCACGCAGAAGACGGGCTCACTCATCAGCGCGTCGATCACGGTCAACAACAACCTGCACTTCAAGGCGTTCGCGGAAGACGTAACGTACGTCGCGGCCAACAAGGTCGGGCGCGGTCGCCGGACGTTGGACGCGCAGTTCACGTTCGAGTTCGACAGCGACACGGAGTTTGCGAATTACCGCAACACGACGGCGCCGGTGCAGCGGTTGATCCGCCTGCAACGTGAGGGCGCGTCACCGATCCATACCACGGTCTACAAGCGGATGCGGCTTGATATGTACGGCTACTGGAACTCCTGGAGCCGGGGTGACCGGCAGGGGAACCTCACCGCCACGTTCGGGTTCGCCGGGTTCTATGACGAGAGTGCGGCTAAGACGTTCCAACTGGCGATCGTCAACGCACTGAGCGCGCTGCCATAAGGAGGCACCAGATGAGCGACGCCAACGCGCGTCCGGCGGGATTCGTCCTGCGGGCGCGGTACTCCAAGGTTGAGTGTCCGGAGCCGGACTATGAGGGGCTGTGGGCAGAGATCCGCACGAACCTCACGTGGGATGAAAAGCGCGCGTATCTGGAGCGATCCGACCAAATCAACGAGGCGATCCGCGAATACACGGTCGCCAGTCTGGACGAGGCACGACAGTTGGACGATGCCGTGCGCAAGGCAACCAGCGAAACCCAAAAGGTGAAAGCGGTTGCGAAGCGGCAGGCGTTCCTCGATCGGCAACTCAACGACATGAGTGTACGGCGGGATCAGCGGTTGGCGTTGATCGCGCCGTACATCCGTGCCTGGAATGTCTGCGACGCGGACGGCAACGACGTGCCCGCGCCGATGGATGGCGGCACGGCATCGTTCGCGGAAACCGACGAAACAATCATGGCCTGGCTGACCCGCGCAATCGATCAGGGCTACCGCGGGGGAAAAGGCGTGCGCAGCTCGTCGAGTCCGTCGAACGATACGCCCGTGCCGCTGAGCGGGCCGCAGATCGTGAGCGACGCGGCAGCGTAAACGTTGTCTACCCGACGCCGCCCGACGAATTGGTCTGGGCGCTGTCGGTGAACATCGACGGGCTGCGACCGTGGGAGTACTGGCAAATGGACGCTGAGGAATACGACATGGTGCGCGAACTGACGACCGCCTACCGCCTGGCGCGGGAGACGGAGCGGCGTGCGCTCACCCGTGACTCGTCAGCCCATCCAGCGCCAGAAAGCCGAGCCATTCGATGACGAGCACGATGGGCAGGGCGACCGCCAACGCGCCGATGCTTTCGGCGTCGTTGTTGCCGATGGCGATGGCGGCGAACGCGATCAGCCCAACCCACAGCACGGACATCACGACGGCGATGGCAGCGGCGAGCATGAGGTGCCTCCGTGGCTAAAGATGTCGTTATCCGAATCAGCGCAACTGACGCCGCGAGTCCGACGTTTCGCCGGATCGCCTCTGAAGCGCGCTCAATGGGCGCTCAGGTTAGCACGTCATCGGCTGAGGCCGGGCGGGCGATGGATTCGGCGGCGCGGCGCGGGGCGGCGTTCGGTGCGGCCATGGGGACCGCGCTGGGTGGGGCGGTGCTCCTGCTCGGTGAGTTTGGACGGGCGGCGGCTGAAGAAGAAGCCATCATGTCCCGGCTCGAGCAAGCCGTCGAAAACACCGGCGCTTCGTTTGACGACTACGCCACGAAGATTGAACGGGCCATCGAACGCGGCGAGCGAATGGCGTTCAGTGACGATCAGGTCGCCACAGCGCTCGCTTCGCTGACCACAATCACGGGAGACGCGCAGGTTGCGCTCGACAACATCGGACTGGCGATGGATGTCGCGCGGGCGCGGGGGATTGATCTTTCGACGGCGGCAACGCTCGTCGGCAAGGTGCATGAGGGCAACCTTGGGATTCTTAGCCGGTACGGCATCCAGATCGATAAGAACGCAACCGCAACCGAAGCACTGGCGCTCTTGCAACAGCGGACGGCTGGGCAGGCGCAGGCGTATTCGGAAACCCAAGCTGCAAGCATCGACCGGGCCACCAACAAACTCGACAACTTCACCGAATCGCTAGGCGAGCACGCGGGCGCACTGGCGACCGTAGTCGCCTTACTGCCGGGACTGACGGCGGGATGGGGACTTGCGGCTGGCGCAGCGGGCGGCATCGCCGGAGCGTTGGGCGGCGGGGCTGGACTGACCGGCGGGCTGGTTGCATTAGGCGGCGCGCTCACAACGGTCGGGCTAGCCGTCGCCGCGTTGACGCCCGCTATCGCCATCCTCGGGTACACCGTCTATACCGCCAAGGACAATCTAAAAGCCGTCACGGCTGAGACGGAAGCGATCGAGGCCGCGCTGAAGGGCAGCACGTACGCCGCAGACGAATTCACCAAGCGTCTGTACAGCATGTTCTCGCAGACGCAAAGTCTCGTCGAAGTCAACGGGCCGAACGGGTTGACCTACACGCTGGAGACAGCGTTCCCGCTGCTCTTGCAACTGTCGGGCGATGTCCAGGATGCGTTCCTCGATATGGCGCATACCATGGAGATTGACTTCGCAAACCCGACCGCTGAGCAAATCGAAGACCTCATTGACCAGTTGCTCTACTTCTATAACCTCCAGCGGCTGATCAACGACGAACAATACACGGCGATGGAACTGTCCCGCGCGCAAGGGCTGAACAGTTCCGGCATGTTCGTGGCGTCGGAGAACCGGCGCAAGGCCGCTGACGACGCGTCGCGCAGGGCGGCGGCGATTCAGCCGAGCATGACGTTCGCCGGGCAAGACTCGGTGACGGCGCTGCAAACGGCGAACGCCTACGCCATGGAAGCGGGCGCGCTCGAGCAATCGTTCGCATCGGCCATCAACGGCGTCAACGCCTGGAGCATGGCGACGAACAAAGCCACGCAGGCCGCGCGCGAACAGTACGGCGCGTTCTACGGGCTGGTGGAAGGCATCAACAGCGCGCACGATGCCACGACCGCATTCAAGGCCGCTCAGGATGGCTTGCTCGCCGATCAGCAAATCTATAGCGGGCAGATCAGTGAATACACGTCCCAGCAAAACGCGCTGACCAGCGCCTACGAAATCCTGTTGCAGCGGCAGGCGGATGGCGCGGCGCTGACTAAAGAGGAACAGGCGCTGCTCGCCAACTACCCCAAGCTCTACGAACGGGTGACGGGAGGCGTGGAAGACGCCACGGTCGCGCAGGGCTTGCTCGCTGCTGAGTACATCGAAAACATGACCAAGGGCGACATGCTCAATGACACGCTCATGGGTAACACCGAGGCGACCGCCGATCTGGTGCGCGTGATCGAGGATCTGATTCTCAGCCTGAACGGCGTGCCTGATGAGGTGCGGTCACGTATCTACATCGACCGGGCTGAGGAATCGCGCGCCGTGCTTGCCGACATCGCCGCCTATCTCAACGGGCTCGACGGGCGATCGGTGAACTTTAGTGTCAACGCATCGGGCAATGGGCTGTCGCTGGGCAACCCGTCCGGCGTCGGCATCATCCCGTTGGAAGCGGACGGCGGCACGATCTTCTCCGGCATGCGGCACTACGCGGACGGCGGCACGCACGCGATCGTTGGCGAGCGTGGGCCGGAACTGGTGTGGCTGCCGAACGGTGCGCAGGTGATGAACACCGAGGGCACACAGAGCCGGATGCGCGGGCAACGCACCAACGGCGGCAACGTGTACGTCACCGTCTACGCGAACAGTTGGGGCGAGTTCCAGGATTCGATGCGCAGCCGCGGGCTGGCGGAGGCGTTGTACTAAATGAACCCGATCAGTTTTGACGGTATCGCCTTCTCAACGCTTGGGGTCGACCCCGGCATCCTGTCAACGCAGTCATCCGCGCCCCGGCGGGCGCTGATCGTTGATCGCCCGAACGCGACGCCGATGTACAGCGGATTCTCGCAGGCGGCGCGGAACTGGTACTGCGAGTTCAGCACGGCGAGCGACATCGAAGCGACGATGGCCACGCTGATGGGCGCGTTGGACTTCACGAATCCCGCGCCGCGTACGATGGTCTGTGACCGCAACGACGATACCCGCGTCTCCTGCCAGATGGTCCCGCTCACCTATCAATGGATCGATGCGAACGCCATCGAGGTCGTGTTCGCGGCCATGGACGAGGTGTGGCGGGCGGTCACGCCAACGTCGCTGTCCGTCTCCGGCATCACCACAACCACGCAGATTCCGCTCGTCAACGATGGCGGCGCAAAGGCGTGGCCGCTGGTCAAGCTTGGCTACAGCGCGAATCGATCGTCTGAGGACGTGACGGTTGGCTGGAAGTACAAGCGGGAAATCCCAATCACCAACGGCAGCACCGAGGATTGGATCGATGAACCAATCTGGCTGGACCTCGACGATACCGCCGCGTGGGTGACGGGCGGCAAGGCGCAGGCAGACGGAGACGACGTTCGTATCATCTACCAGGGCCGCAACCTGCCGCGCGAACTCGTCAACATGAACACCAAGCGCACGCTCTGTGCCACGCTGGTCAGCGCCAAACGTAACAAGTCCGTCACGCTAGAAGTGTGGTACGGAAACCCGGACGCAACCGCGCCGGACGATCTGAGCACGCGCACGGGCACCGAGAAAACGTACATCGCGCCGGACACGGAGTCGTACAACGGCACGGCGACGGCAGGCACAACCACGACCATGACCGACAGCGGCGCGGCGTGGGAGACGGACCGCTGGGCGGGGTCGTACCTGTTGCTGTTGAGCGGCACGGGCTCGGTACGCTACCGGCGCATTGCCAGCAACACCGGGACCGTGCTCACGCTGAACCGCGCGCTTGCGACCGCGCCGGACGCCACGACCAAGTACGCGATCCTCTCGAGCGGCATGTTCTTCGACGGCGGGCGTGTCACGAGCCGGACGGCGAACAGCATCACCGATAACGCGCATACCCGGAAGTGGGGAACGAACCAACTGAAGGGCGCGACGGTTACGTTCGTCGGTGGCTCCGGCGCGACGCCTGCCACGATGACGGTTGAAAGCAACACGACCGATACGATCACGTTCACGGGATCGTTCTCGGTCAACCCGTCCGTGAACGACAGTTACAACATCACCCGGTACGGCGTCTATCAGTACGTCGTGGATACCGCGCACACGGAGACGGCACACCGCGGCGTCCGGCACATCAACCGATTCTACGAACAGCCCGGCGTGATTCGCCCCGTTGAGGACGTGCCGGGCGCGTGGGGCATCGACACGTACCTGGAGAATCAGGACGACTACGCCGTTTTCGCGCCGTACAACACCGGCAGCGGCGGCGGGCATGCGCAAAACTGGTGGCCGAACATCCGCATCCGGCGCCGCGTCGGGCAAGAGGCGGGCTACAAAGACGAGGGCAACGGCGACGGGATGTCGGTGCGAACGCCGCAAGGACTCCAGGGCATTTACTTCGACTACCAGATGCAAGCCGAGTCCGGGCTGTGTGACGTGATCATGGCCGTGCGGGAGCGGACCGCAACGGACTGGACGGTCGCCGTCACGGACACCACAACACGCCCGACGCTTGCCGACGTGGCCGCGCAGTACGTTGACCTCAGCGCCTACAACAATCCAACGCGGCTCGGCTTCTTCGTGGTCCCTGCCGATGACGCGCAGGAGATCCCGTCAAGCAGCACGATCACCGATGACGCCGAGTTCCGCACGCTGGATTACCTCGAACTGTACCTGGACACTGGCACGCACACGGCGCTGAGCAGCAACGCCTATACCGTGGGCAGCGAAGTCGGCATCTACGACGCGCAGTTCACCGTCCGGTACGGCGGTGGCTCGACGCCCGATGAACCGTATGAGCGGGCGCAGTTCGGCGGGGATAAGCATTGGATCGGGCTGGAGTCCGGCGAGCGGCTGTGGCTACGCACCGATCCGGATACCACGTCGCCGATCATCAGCGTCTACAACAGCAGCGACGTGTTGCAGTACCGCGCGCCGTGGGCAGCCGTGGCCGATCGATACGAAGAAGATCAGGACGGCAGTGCGCAGGCGCAAGTCCAGGGGCCGGTGTTCGGCCTGCGCCCGTTCCAGAACCTCCTTGGCACGTCGCAGGATCGCGTCACCGGCTGGACGCTGACCAACGGCTCCGGCGTGTCGTCAACCATTGCGAACGCCTCATCGCCCGACTTCGACGGCAACAGCCAAAGCATCCGCGTCAACGTCACGGCAACGCCCGCGGGCGCATGGACAATCGAACTCGAGTCCGCGCTGATCAGCCTGACACCGGGTGAGTTGTACGAGTTCGGCGCGGCGTTCTATCGCTCCGGCATGGGCGCCAGTATCACCGGCAAGATCACCGCCAATTGGATGACCGGGCTGGCGTCGGCCATCGTCGATAGCCCGACATCCGCAACGCGCACGCTGGCGAGCGCAACCACGTGGTACACGATGGGCGGCGGGCTACGGGTGGCTGATTACTCCGGCCTGACGACGCAGACCGATGGCGTGATCATGGTGCTTGAAATTGCCGGGTCCGGCAGTATGACGGGCGACGTGTATATCGATCTGGTGACGCTGGGCGGCGCGCACCTGTTGCACATCAGCGAAGCGGAGCAAGGCACGCTGACCGCTGCGGTGGAATGGTCCGAGGGATTCTATGGCTAGCCTGGGACCGCAGACCGTCATCCTGGCTGATCCCGGCGGGGGCAATAAACGCGAGGTGCGCGTCGGCAATATCTCCGCGTCGTGGCAGATCAACGGGATACCGCGGCTGTCCGCGCTCATGCCGTTGCGCGATGCGTGGCGGCAGGGCATCGACGATTACACGGACCTCGAACTGTACTGGCAGCATCCGACGTGCGGCATGTGGGGTGGCATCGTCAAGCGCACCCGCGCGTCCGGCCAAACGCTCGAGCTTGGCGCGCGTGGCATGGTCCGCAAACTGAAAAAGAGCACCGTCCGGCGTACCTACTTTCAGGCGCGCGGCTCGGCCGGCGCGTTGGTTGCCCGCGCTTTGCAAGACGGCAACGGCGAACGCCCGCTGTTCAACACCATTGAGGTAGACGACGCCGGGCCGCTCATCAGTGTGGAATGGCGCGGTGATGATCGGTTCCAGGTCGTTGACCGGCTGGCGAAAGCAAGCGGGCAGCAATACCGCGTCGATGTGGCGGAGGACTTCACGACCACGTTTCAGTTCGGCGTGCGCGCGGGTGAGGACAAGACGGGATCGGTGTTGATTGCCGAGGGCTACAACGCGGGCGATATGGACATCATCATCGACTCGGAGAACGTCGAGAACCGCATTCTGGCGGTGTCCGCTGACGACGATTGGGCGGACGCGGCGTGGACAATCGTGGCCGATGGCAAATCGATCCGCGATCGCGGGCTGCACCAAGGGACGCGCCGGTACTACGGGCTCACGTCGCCGGGGGCGCTTGCCGAACGGGCGCGCGTCGAACTGAACGAACTCCGGAATCCAACCATGGTCGCCACGGTCACGATGAGCGCGCGGACGGGCCTGCTTGCCGAGATTACCGAAGGCGACCGGGTGCGGCTGTGGTCCGCGTCCATGAACCGGCGCTTCTTCTTCGACATCGAGCAGCGGGCGATCAACGAAAGCACGGGACAGGTCGCACTCGTCGGCACGCTGGAGGACGAATGAGAGGGCGACTGGACGATCCGTTCGCAGACATTGATGTTGCCGTAGACGAACGGCTCGGCATGAGCACGCGCCGCGATCTGGCACGGGCGCAAGACGAGGCGGGCAAGTCGCGCCGGTTCCCCGGCTTGCATCTGTTTCGCGCGGGCGCGTCACTCGGCAACGCGATCCGGCGGCTGTCGTTCCCGTCCGGGCAATCGAGCACGGTCACGGTCGCCGGGGATCGTGTTGCGGTGTGGACGCTCGTCTACGTGAAGGCGGGCGTGCCCGCGGACAGCGACTTTCCGAGCACACCGCCGGACGGGACGCTGGCGCTGAACACGAGCAACAACCGGCTGTACTGCCGATCAGGCGGCACCTGGCGATACGCGGCGCTGACCTAGCGCCTACCGCGAGACACAGCCATGACCGGACCCGAACGCGCGAACCGCTCCGACGCGATGGCCCTTATCATTGCCAACCTAGACGATCTACGGCAGGGGCAGCGCGACATGCGGGAAGAAATGAACGGATGGGCTGAGCGGTTCGAGAAGCAGCACGCCGATGACATGACGACGATTCGCGCCGAGATCGGCGTGCTTCGCGACGAGGTAAAGCCGGTCCTGGAATTCTGGCATCACGCCGCCGATGGGGCGAGCGCCGTATCCCGTGTGCGGAAACTGACGCTTCCATTCGGGGGCGTCAGTCTGCTCGGGTATTTGATCGCAAAGGTGAACGGGTGGATAAACTGACGCAAGAAGATGGGCATAACACAGCCATATTCGCAGCGTTGCGTATGCCCATGTTAGTGCTATGATGAAACAGAACGGCCCCGATGCGATCACACCGGAGCCGTCCCTACCATCCGTCCTGTCGTCACCAGGAGGCGGCATGTCAGAGTCTACCGCATCGTATGAATCGTTCCTCGCGTCGAAGGTGCCAATCGTGCCGAGTTCCGGTATCGACGTGTCACCCGATGACATTCACCCATCACTGTTCCCGTTTCAGCGCGACTTGGTTCGGTGGTCGCTCCGTAAAGGGCGATCCGCGATCTTTGCAACCACCGGCATGGGCAAAACGCGCATGCAAGTTGAGTGGGGGCGGTTGACGGGCGGGCGCGTCCTGTTCGTGGCGCCGCTCGCGGTCGCACAACAGACCGTGCGAGAGGCGGCGACGCTGGGCGT